TGTTCCAAGCAATAACTCCCTGTTGCATCCATTGAGGTAAATTTTCATACGCAAGTTGAAGCCTACCCAATATATCTCTTGCAGTATTTGATTTGTTCGCAAGCACAGCAACATTAGTGTTAGGATTAAACAAAACATAATGAAGCAGATATGATATAATAATTGTTGATTTACCAGACTGTCGAGGGAGCTTATGAATGGTAAATCTATTATCGTGCATAGATGATACCATTCCTCTTTGGAAATCATACATTTCAAATGGAACCAGACCATGATCTAGTGAAACAATTTTCACATAATTTTGAATAAAATACAGGGGGTCTTGAGAACATTTTTGATATTCTAATATCTGTTCTTCAGTGAATTCCTCAGAAATTCCAGTTCTTTTTAGATTTGGATTACCTAAGTAGGCTGTTTGTTGCATCATTTACCTTTGATTAGTTTTTGTAACTCTGCTGTAGAACCCACAAACAATGCATTAGTAACATTCTGAGGTGCGTTATTTGGAACCTCAGATAATTTTTTCATTCTATCTTGTAGTTCGCCTAATTTTTCGGTAACTTCTGCGACTTGTTTGATAAGATTTCCAGCAACTTCATATGCTCTTGGATGTTCGCCTTCTTTTGCAAGCTCCAATATTCCTTCAATCGCATCATTACCACGTTCAACCAAGTTGTAAAAATTTTCTCTTTGATATACATAATCCCTTTCAGCATCATTTACATCACCGTAATCTTGTTGTGAAACAACTGGTTTAGAAATATCAGAGCGAGGTTGATCTACTTCAATAATTCCTAACTCTTTATCAATTTTCTTCATCATTGCCAGTTTTCTCATCATATTCTTGTGCATCTTGGAAGAAAGATGTAGTCTCATTAAATCCAAAGTTATCATCAGCATCTGCTGTTGATGGATTAGGTGTAACTGTATATCTCTGCTCACGCCTTGGTGACTTGTCTGGCATATCTGTATACTGGTCAACAGAAACAGTCTTGATAACCTTACTTGACGATACTGGACCATAAAGATAGAACTTTGCGGTAAATGCCAATGTATAGACAAGTGCTCGTCTTTGTTCAAAATCACCTTCGTAATTATCCTCATAGGTAATACTGTTTAAAACTACAGGAACATCTCTTTTTGTACCTCCACCCAAATCGGCAACTGTAATAGTATAGTCTGGCTGAAAATATGGTAGTATCTGTTCAACAATCTGTAATGCATCGTCTGACTGTTTTGCCATTACATATAATTCTATATCAAGATTATAAGGAACCGGCATGTACTGTGTATCAAGCTGTTTTGTTTCCGACCCCTTAACTGTCTTAAATCTTTGAACTCGATTTAGTTTTCGTGCAGAGTCATACGAAAGGTTCTTTATCTCAAAACCCATTCTTGGTAGTGTGAGAGCAACCTGTTTTGTTAGGTCAGCATCCTCACGCAATCGCACAAGAAACTTCTCTCTTGGCCCATAAGCCAGAGGAACTTTCATGGATTGGGTTATTGTGCCATTATTGTCTTTACGAACAAGATGAATATCATTAAACATTGTACCAAATGAAATGATAACCTTTCTCATTGTTTCGTGATAAAATTGTTGTCCTAACATTACGATTTACTCCCTGCATCCCCAAATGGATTTGACTCACTAAAGTCTAAGACTGTTTGACCTTTTAATTCAAACAATTCATTTTGAGCAGTTTTATCTGTGCTAAAGTCACCTACTATATATCCCTCTTGTAGTAACCAGCCACCGTGACCACTATCAGCACTATGTTCAAGAAGAATATTTTCTCCAACAGAACTAGAATCATTTTCGCCCACAATATTATCTCCATCTGTTTCTTCTAATAGTAATCCAAAATTACCAACAGAATGTTGAATTGAAATTTCTTCATTCTGAGCAGAAGATTGTTCTAATGTAAATTGATAGCCCAAAGTGTCAACAGATAGATTATCTTCAATTTCATCAATCTCAGTGATACCAGTATCAAGAACTTCAGAGCTATAATCATACAATCTGCACCGCATTTTATATACAGGATTATTATCTAACTGATGAAATGGATCATCATGGTCTACAAAATTGATCTGAAAAATTTTAGTCAATATTGGGTGATATATTAAGTCACCCTCATTAGGACGATCTGAATCAGTTGCAGCTGTATCTTGTATGATATAAAAAGTCTCATCACCCGAAACTGTAGACAAAACACTAGATGAAGATGACTGATCTATTGTTCCACTTTCTAAAAGTATCGAACCGCTAGAAGAAGTATCTGTTCCAGATTCAATTTGTACCTGTCTGTCTAGTTCTTGAAATCGTGACTTGTTTACTACGAATGTTGCTTCACTTAAATTCTGTAAACCGAATTGACTCATCAATTCTTTTTCACCAGCAAAACCACCTTCTGAATCTTCCATGTACATTTCTATTGGATGTTGCATATTAAACTTGGAGAGAGAATCTTCTCCTAGAATTGTATCCTCGGCAACAAGAGTACGATCCATATAATAAACATCGTGACCATAGATTTGAATTGCTTCCTTAATCAGATCACTATACAGATTTTTCTCAGTAGTAATTGCTGCTGAATTATTAGTATGAAATGCACTATTGACAGCCATAATTTATCCTACCATATGCATAGGTGGTAATTCGTATGCAAGTTGTATTTGTTCTTCCAACCTTAATTGTTCCTCTAATGCCTCAGAAAATATCTGTTCTCCATTCATAGTAACACCACCCAACATAGTAACACCTGAGAACTTACTTAAATTTGCACCCCATTGTTTCTTTAAAAGACATGTTGCATATCTCTTTAAATACATGTCATCATATACGTCTGTATATGAAGTTGGATCAAGCTTCCTCCAGCACTCAATGATAACATAGTCAACATCGGGAGTAATATCATTATCCCAATCCATATCAAGATAAAGCCTGTTTTGATGTTGGTTGTAGCGATATGGTATCTCCCCTATTAGAATGTGTTCTAGAAAATCTAAATTCTGCATTGTCATATTATAATGCATGACAGATGTAGATGAAAGATCAAAAAGATCATTTAATCTTAATTGATAACGAACATCAAACATATTGCTACCACCACCTGTATCAGTGAAGGGAAAAACATTTACCACGGATAGAACCGCATCGGAGACAGGAATCCAATTTTTCCCCTCTTTCCAAGTTGCAGTTATTTCCGAATCAAGTTTATCTGTCGCAGTTGTAGATGTGTCTGATCTAGCTCGTGTAACTTCAGCAGTTGTTATGAGGTGTTTCAAATACATTCTCTCAACGCCGTCATAATGGTATTGAGCAAAGTATTGTAGTGCTTCGTCTATCCTATCGTCTGCTTGGTCATCTGATACATTAATATCAATCACGCCAAAACCAAGTGCTCGCAAACAATATGACTTAAATGTTGCTTTTGTTGTAGGTACAGCCATGTATCATTCCTTTTATTATTATTTATAAAAGTTTGTTAATTGCGAGACAGTTTGAACCAAATTCTACCCCCACCTATTATGTATATATAGTAGTATAGAATATGAATATTTTGAAGGCCGAACGATATGTTACATAATAGAAATCATGACCTATATACTCCTCTATCACAAAGTTTTAATTGGGAAAATCTTAAAATCTTAGATTTTGGTGGAAGTAAGGGCAATTTAATTCGTAGTAGTAAAGGGAAAATTCTTCCAACAAATTATACCAGTGTTGATGTAGATATTGAAGCAATAGAACTAGGAAAAAAAGATTATCCTGAAGCAGATTGGATTCATTTAGACTTATATAGTCCAGCGTACAATCCGGCCGGGTCTGCAAGCATAGAGCTTCCCAAAAAATATGACATTGTGTTTGCTTACAGTGTTTTCACTCACACCTCATTTGAATATTTTATTGAAACTATGAATACACTGAAAACATATTTAACTCCAAATGGTAAAATTTATATTTCTATGATATCCCAAGAGAACAAAAAATTATTAAATCATTTTAAAAATAAACGTATATCACAATATGGAAGCTGTGATGATTTAATCGATAATAACAACAATTCATATTTCTACTTGGTTGATAATAAAGTAGAAGAAGAAGTTCCTTTTGTTTGTGAAAATTTATTAACTCTTTACAATGAAAAGTTTTTATCTAAATATGGTAAAATACATAAGCTACGAATGGGTCATGTGATATTAGAATTAACTATATGATGAAAGCAAACTCCCTTATATTTCTAAATAAATATTTTTTCCAACACTTGAACGAATGGTCTAGCTGGTATATATGCGACGATGATATGGAGAATACTCTCAACGTATATAACTTAATTTCTCGTTGGGATTGTTTTAGTAAGCACAATGAAACATTATTTGATAGAACGAATACCATCTGTGGACCACTAAGAATAACAAATATATCACCGATACCAGAGTTTGATATTAATTTTAATAAAAGTTTTAAAGAAATATGCGACAGTGCTGCAAGAGACATTCTTAATGAAGGAAAACCAGTTGACATATTTTGGTCAGGCGGTATAGATTCAACTGTCATTGTTATCTCTTTTCTTAATGTGTGTAAAGATTTAAGTCAAATAAACATTGTGTATGATAAAGGTGGTATCAATGAATATCCTTTATTCTATGAAAAATATGTAAGGGACGTTACTCAGGAACCAGTAAAAACATGGGTCTATGAAAATGTAAATCTAGATGATAACATTGTGGTAACAGGTCATCCGGCTCAATTTCTTTCTCAAAGTCATGGTGGTCATCATCTGGGCGATCTCTTTGGTGAATTAGAAAGATTAGGATTTGCCAAGGATGATTTTAAAACTATTCCGTGGCAAGAAGTCTTTAGTTCAGATGTTACTGTTTTTGGTAATCCAATGTATGATGAATATTTTATTGAACACATTACTCCACAAGTTGAAAATGCACCAGTGAAAATTGAAACCATTAGTGACTTGTGGTGGTGGTTGATTTTTTCCATGAGGTGGCAAACGGAAAATATACGACCCCTAATTAATAACCGTATTCAAAAACTGAACCACCAAAAAATGCAAAATTTCAAACCATTCTTTTCTACTGATGAGTTTCAAAAGTGGGCTATGTGGGATTACGATAGAAATCTTAGAAAAACATTACCGCCGTTTAAAAAGTACTTAAAAGATATCATATACGATTTTACGGACGATGAAGACTACTATATAAATAAAAAAAAGGAAATGTCTGGTAACAGTGGTGAAGTAAATGCTAGACGCCGAGGTTTCATACGCACAAAATTACACAAAGCAAGAAACAGTATTGAAGCAATTGATAACGAATATAATATTTTTACAGCAAATTCTCTGTATAATTCAACTGAGACAGAGAGGAAAGATATAATAGACCGTTATCGTAATCCAGATTATGTGACAGGAATTATATAATGTTAAAGTCTCCTAGAAAAAAACTAATTGCTATTGGGTGTAGTTTCACAGAACACTATACAAAATCCTTGGAAAATATAGATTGCAATTTTCCCCGTTGGCCGCAAATACTAGCAGATAAACTTAATATGGAGTGTATTAATCTTGGTAAATCTGGAATGGGTAATGATTATATTTTAGCAACTCTTATTGATACTCTTTTAACAGAAAAAAATATTGGTCTTGTAGTATTGATGTGGAGTGAGTGGCAGAGAATGGATTTTCAACATGTGGAATTTGCTAATCAACTGCTTATACATCGCTCGAATTATAAGTGGCTTAACTTTCATCCACACAGAGAAAATAGCAAAACAGAAAGGTTCCCTATAGATGTAAACTCTAGGACTAGTATGTTACAGTATAATAATTCATATAATGTAGCTATAAAATCCCTTAGACAATTTTTGTTGGCACAAATATTGTTAAAGGATATTCCTTATCTTATGATACAGGGAACACACAGTATATCTACCCAACAGAAGAAAATTTCTCGTACTGATGAGTCCGCCAAAGAAAGACAGGGCCCCAGACGACTTTTACCTCAGAGATTGCAGAAGCACAGAGAACAAGTTCGACTGGCGACAAGCGCAATGTTATCTTCTAAAATATTTGATGAAATAAATGAAGATAAATTTATAGGGTGGCCGATCTTTTGGGGAATTGGTGGACATAATGTAGGAGATATGTTAGATAAACTTGATCCAAAAAGAGAAAATTTAAGAGTCTCTGTCACAGATAGTCATCCTAATGCTAAAGGTCACAAGGTTGTGGCAGAAGAGATATATAATGCGTATGAAAAAGTTTATAAATAATTAAAGGAGTTTATATAATGATTAAATTATTAGAAGCAAAAGTGATTGCAGATTTATTGACCCAAGAAGAAGTCAACGAGTTTTTAACTTTACATCGAAATACAAAACCAACAAGTTCCGAAACTGATGGTGATGGAATTATTACTCGCCGTGCCACATTACATTTTGACAATCCCACAATAGAAAAAATAGCAGAACGAAATGGACTAAAGGTTCACAATAAGTTCGTCACGGTTAACACGATCAACCCAGCAGAATTGCATAGTGGAACAGGTGTAGGACCGTACCCATATATGCTTATGATTCCGTTACATGTTACTCCCACAACAGCACAACCAACTACTATCGCAATGGATCAGCATGTAGAGGAATTTGGTCAGCATGATTGGTATCCAGATAATGAATCAATCCAAGGAGTTACTGGGCTGACTGAGGGAACTTTTAATGCTGGAGAATATGGAAAAGAATTTGCCCATGTCGAAGAAGGAAAACTAGATGGTCTTTCGATTAAAGAAGTGTTTTATTGGAGAGTGGGTGATGCATTTTTAAAAGACAGCAGATTGTTAGCAATGGCTGGTGCATTTGAAGAAAACGAAAGAAAAATATACATTATATCAAATGTAGATGTTGCGTGAGGAGAAAACAATGAAAAAATTTACGCTAGCAATGATGACGCTTTTACTAAGTGTTTTTATACTTACTCCAACTCTTGCAGAGCAACCATACTATAAAAACAAAACTGTTAAGATAGTATTACCAGTTGGATCAGGTGGAGCATTTAGTGCTTATACTCTTTTACTGATACCATATATCAAAAAACACATTCCCGGCAATCCAACTGTAATAATGGAAAATCGCCCCGGCGGTGGTGGTTTTAGAGCAGCCAACTACTTATATAATGTCGCACCAAAAGATGGTACATCTATCGGTATGCTATTGAGTGGAACAACAATGGCAGCACGCCTTAACACAAAGGGTGTTCGTTTTGATCCAACAAAATTTGATTACTTGGGGGGAGGTGCAACCATACGAGGCACTATTACAATTCGTAGAGATACGGGAGTTGCATCACTTGAAGATGCAAAAAGAACTCAAGTTATTCTTGGTTCTTCTCGACCATCAAGTATGACTTTTTATATTCCCAAAGCAGTGAATCATTATTTTGGAACAAAGTTCAAAATAGTCAAAGGTTATAAAGGTATGGGGCCCATCGATCATGCAGTTGAACGGAATGAAGTGCAGGGTAGAGTTACAGCATGGGAAGGCACCAAGTCTACTCGCAGACATTGGCTAACAACTAACTATGTTGTGCATTTGGCAACCGTTGGTCTTACAAGAGAACCAGACTTACCAAAAATTCCAACAATAGTAGAACTTGCACCAAGCACTGAAGCAAAACAGGTTCTTTCATTCTTGAGTGGTAATGGAACACTTGGAAGAATGTTTCTTGCACCACCAAATACAAACCCAAAGGCATTAAAAATACTTCGTAAAGCATTGGTGGATGCCCTTAATGATCCTAAATATAAAGAACAGGCATCACTTCGACACATCACAGTTAGTCCAATAGATTGGCGTGTTTTGTTGCGAGATGTAAAACGAGTGATGGGCACTAATCAACGTACTGTTGATTTAACAAAGAAGGTTCTGGAGAAATGAAATGGCAATCAGGGTAGTCTATAAATCAATTAGACAAAATAACAGCACAAATTGGTATAATAGAGATGGCAACAGCTGGAGAGATCATAGTGCGTTTAACGCAATTTCAAAAAGGGTAAATTCTAGTAACCCTTCTACATTTGTAGAGAGAACACATCCAGACGATCTTACCATCATTACCACTGTTAGTTGGCCCGACTTATCTACTTATAATGCAGCTGTTGGTGATTACGATGCATCTAGTAATTCTGCTTGGAAGGCCTACGCAGATGCTCGAGGAACATATGATGAAGCAAATAATATTACAACTATAAGATACATATATGATGCATCTAATAATTTAACTAGCACTCAGAGAAGAGTACGGAAAGTTTATTGGGAAGACTATTCCGAATAGAATATGAAAATTTTTGCCGCAACAAGTTCTTCTTCAGACAGTATAGCTATGCTATATAAACTCCTTACTGAAACCACAGATGATATTATATCAAGAATACTTCGTTTAGATGCATCTGATCAGGACGTAGCACAATATCCTATTATATGTAATTGGTTGAAAAAAAATGTTCGTGATTTTGATTTTGATTTTGCAGAGTTTGAAGATCACTCTGAAGATAATAAATCACAAACTATAAGATTGAAAAATTATAATGTCGCATTATTATCAGAAATGCATAATGTAGATTTAATATGTCTTGGCATTAATACATATAATTGGAGTCAGTCTACTTGGTATTTTCAGACTACAGAACCAATTGAAAATTTTTATAAGAGAGGTAATCCTTACTATAGAGTAGACCATTCTATTCTTAGGGATTATACAGATATTCCTATTGAATGGCCATTTATGAATCGTAAAGATAAACCTATGGGAAGATGGGAGACATGGGAGTTGATACCGAAAGAACTTCAAAAGCTAGTCTCTCTCTGCCCTTGTGGAAAATGCTCCAAATGTAAATGTTGGGAGTGGTATAATGAAAAGAAAAAAGAAGGTTTTAGTGC